GTCATTAGCTTAAGAAACGCTGCGACGGCAGCCGGACGGCGTGCACCTGGTCCAGGCCTCATGAAGTCACAAGCAACAAGCAAGTCACAAGCAGCAAGCGTCAAGCTTTCGAACCAACCTGTTCAAGTATCAAGCGACAAGCATCCCAACCATAACCACAAGCGTCAAGCTTCAAGCCCGAAGTAACAAGCTCCCTGATTCGAGAACCACGGTACATGGATATTGGAGAAGTATTAGAGGAGCAAGGACCAAGGGTCTTTGCAAGGATAAAAGTATTGGTTGGATGTTTCACGTGGAACGCGATTTGGTGTGGCGAAAATCGGAGTTTGTTACCTTTAGTTACCTTTAATTCTACAGTACAAAAGTTCCCAGAAGTATTACAGACCAATAGATCAGGAGTACCAAGTAAGCTAATATTCTCAAGTCGAATAAGCGAAAACTGTTTAAAATTTTGCTTAACGTTTTGGTATAATTTAGCCTCTGGGCCCATATGTTTTTCAAGGTAACCACTGCACTTAATATTGCAGTTTAGGTGGTATAAGTAAGTTAGATTTTTTAGTTGTTTTTAATACAAGACGATGCGCACTGTGTCCAGTTTGACCTACGATCGGTGTGTTGTTTTCGTGTACTTCCATCTTTGTAATCTTTTCTAAATAACCATTTACTTCTACCATTATGATTGCATTAGAAATAGCATTACCTTGCCTACTGCCGTCACTTTTAGCTTCTGTGAATTTAGATAAAAATTCCTGTAAGTCTTGAACTCTCATTATTTTTTTATCTGCATTTCTAATAGTTGAATCTCTTCATTAAGTCTAGATATTTCTGCCTGAAAAGTATCATTTTGAGTTTTTAATTCTCGTATTGTAGATGACATTTCAATTACAATTTGTTTTGTACCTTTTAATTGATTTTCAGTTTGAATATACAAACCTTCTCTTTCTTGATATTTTTTTAAATCATCCCTGTATTGTTCTGTTAAAAGTTGAACGGGTGTGATGTCTATTTTAGATTCTTTCATATCTTGACAACATAACAATGTTACCTTAAATTGTCAATATGGGATTATCAAAAAGATTAACAGAAATGCAAAAAAGATTTGCCGAGTATTTAGTATTTGGTGGACCCGATGGTGTTGTTAATAAAACTGAAGCAGCAAAGCTGGCTGGGTATAATGAAAAAAGAGCAAGGATAGAAGGATCAGAACTTACTAATCCAAGGCACGCACCACTAGTTGTTAAATATTTAGATGAATTAAAAATAGAAAAAATGTTAAAATATGGTGTGACTTACGAAAGTCACATAACAGAATTAGCTAGAATCAAAGATCTTGCTTTGAAAAAGAATTCTTTCTCTGCAGCTGTAAACGCTGAAACAAATAGAGGAAAGGCGGGAGGACTATACATAGACAGAAAAATAATAAAACATGGCAAACTAGAAGATATGACAGAAGAACAACTAGAAATAAAAATGGCACAGATTGAAGAAGACTACGCAAGTCTTTTAAGTGATGATGCTGAAGTTGTTGAGGCAATTGAAATTAGTGAACCCTTGTTATCTTCTTCACACAAGAAGTCGGGAAAACAGAACGCTCAGAAAAAGTAATAGACCCATCCTCGTCAACATCATAGCCAGCAAAAATTCTTACGGTTTCACTATCCTTACTAAACAACCAACCTTCGCTTACGGGTGTTGCTAACTTCATGTCAGTAAATTCTTTTACACTACCCCAGCCGCCTTCAGTGATAATATCAATCCAATCTATACGTACACGTTTGTATGGAAACTTAACAGCTTGCTTAACAAGTTTAGGTTTGTTGTAAGAATCAATTCTTCTAGATTTTTTTCTGGATTTCATATCTGTATATGTATCTAAAAAAAATCAGTTTTTCCAGAAATTTGTATCGCGCGCGCATAGGCAAACTAAGATACTGTCATAGGTGACAAAATAATCTGTCAGGTGACACTTTTTTAAACAACATTTTGGCATACTTTATTGTTGTATACCAACACTAATAGCTCAAAGTGACAGAATGACATTATTTCTATAGTAGTTTTTATTTTTTTTTTTATTTCTTTTACCATACATATACACTGTCATTATGGTGTGTCTTTCGTGCAACACACTGTAACATATTTATCACAGTATTTGTGTATCTGCCTTATTTTTGACATAATATTTCCTCATTACTGACACTTTGTCCTCAGCTTCAGCAATGATTAGTAACAGTTTGTCAACCTCACCGGTAATGTCGATGTGTTCTGGTATTATTATATTATTCTCATTAAACGATTGTATCTTATACAATGCGTCCTCTATCACAGCTTCGTATCTCTTTAGAAGCGTTCTAAACAACATATCATTCATTTGTAAAATCCTCTGCTTTCATTGGTTTGGTTCTCTCTTTCTCGTCATGTATAAGTTCGTTATACATATCGATTCGTTTTAATGCCTTGTGTTTCCAGGCTCGAAGGCTTGCACCTTCTGTTTTGAATTCTTGATAATATAAGTCAGGCGTACAGACCATGATAACTCCTTGCTCAATCTTGCTACCGTAGACGTAGTCGTGGGCCATGGCGTACATGGCAATCTGTAAGTAATAGTCTTCGATCCATTCTTCTTTTTTCGGACGGTTAGACTGCTTGAAGTCAACAATAGTTTCTTTGCCATTATGCAGGCAAACCAAATCTGTTGAACCCGCGTATAGACCCGGATAGTGTAACATAACTTCAGAGCCATAATACTCTTCCACTGGCGCAAGACCAACCTCAATAATTTTGTCGGCCATGGGACGCGCCTCTTGTCCGATGCTTGTAAGATCAACGCAGCCAGTTCCGAGTACATAGTGCTCGAGGAATTTATGCATACAGGTACCCCTGCTACTAGATAAATTCTTGATGCGTTCTGCTTGTTCTTCACCGACTTTAGCCTTCCATTTTTTTAAAAATTCAGTATTTTTCGTAGCGCCTAGTATCGTAGTTACACTGGGAAGTCTATAATTACTTATCTCATAAACCCTGGTCCCTGTTCCGGGGTCCGTGAGCTGTTTACCACGTATATAGTTGTATTTATTACTTTTCTTTATCATCACGTTCTTTCTTATTTAATTTAGATTGTTGGTAACTTGCATCAAGGTCCCGTTGTTCTTGTTGTAACCTACTAAACTTATCATGATCTCTTTTAAAAATTCTATTATAGTTATCATCATAAGCCTTGTTGCTTGGTCTAGATTTACCATCATATTTAAATGTCATAAGGACCTTTTTTATTTATTTTACGACCACGATTGGTAGGCGTAAACTCCATTTTTTTACGTATAGATTCTTTTATAAAACCACCATACTCTCTACCCGATCTAGACTTACCATAAGTAGGCACTTGACCTAGACCGAATTGAGGTTCAGTTTTCTTTTTTCGTAATGACTCTTCTTTTTCAAGAATTTCACGAATTTTTATGTCTTCTTTTATTTCCATAACCTTTTTTCCTATCAGAGTATAACATACACCAAGACCAACTTGTCAACTTAGTTGAGTAATGATTTACCCACATTAAAAAATTATAAATGTATTTATCAAACATTTCTTTTCTCTCTCTCCATTTCTAAATCAATTAAATTGTCCCCTAGATCCTGGATGTCTGGCTCGTAATGATTTATTACTTTTTCTATATCATGTAATTTTACAATAGCATGTGGCCATAACTTTTTACAAACATCTAGACAATCTCTAAACGTACAACGCCAACGCCATTGTTTTTTCATACCTTTAGGTACTTTTTTAGGTCTAACTGTGCCAACCATTAACGTCTCATGCACAAGTTCTATAACGTTTTGATCTGTCATAGCTATCTCCATGTTAATACGCCAACAGTTATACGTGCCAGATTTCTTTTTTTCTTTGTACTTCTTATAAGTAACACAACCCTCACCATCAAACAAACCTGCGATGTAGGCTATGTCTAAATAATAATTATTATTCATGCGTTAACACCATTCTCAACACAGTTGTGTAAGGATTGGGTGACAAATCTCTAGTGCAACTTGCGAGCATTATTTGTAAGATTATCAGCATCG